CCTTATCAGTTTTATATTGTGCGACGTCTGTTTCATGCTTCTTCCTTTGGCGAGCCGAAAGGTTGTCCACATTTACTGATTGTGGTGGTGTGGGTACCGTAAGATTGGCTGATGCTATATTTAGATTTCTTTCTTTATCCAAGCGATTTTTGTTGTGGTCGATCAAAACTAAATCTCGGTTTATCTTTTCGATGACCTTTTGAGTACCCTTTATCTCTTCGGGTATCTTATCAAATTCGGAAATTATTTTGGTTATTCTTTCCTTCAACAATTCCGTTTCGTCAATGACGGCGCGCGCACTTTCTGCCTGCTCCATAGCCAAATCAGCATACTGACTTGACTCATATGAATTGAAGTTGGTAGGATTATAATTGTCCATACTTTCCTCCTAATAGTGATATTCTCTCTGGATCAACGAAGTTGTCGAGAATAAGGTTCAATCCCCTCAATTCGGAACCTTCCGAGCCAATTATCCGAATGGTGGAAAATACATCATGTGCGACTTTTATGAACGGCAATCCCATCTCACAAAAATCGTGATTCGATTCTATTTGTAAATCATTCAGACCAGATAAAAATGTATTGTAGATTACTTCATATGACGGTCTCTTGAATTTGTATTCAATGCCATCCACCAAGAACGTGCTATGGCCACACATTTCGATATCATCTAGGTTGAATGTTTCGTTGTCGATAATCGCTACGGATTTTAATAAATCATTATGCTCCAACAATCGAACAACGAGATATTCAAATAAATCCGTATTTATTTTTTCATCCGTTGAAATTCCTACAATTTTTTTGATAAGTGGCACAATGATCTCATAGACCGTCGCATCCTTCCGTGTATCTTGTATAAACTGTCGATGATATAATGTTATTTTGGGTATTGTATAATTAACACCATCGACCGTTATGACTTTAGCATTTTTATTCGGTATGCCAAATTTTATTTTACTCATAAATTTTCCCCGCTAATTTTGTTTGGAATAGTTGTTCGATTTTGATTCGCCATATACATACGGATAGTTTTCATTATCGGCGTTTAGTATTTTGGGAACCTCAATTTCATCGAATGACTCGTTCGTGGTTAATAAATGTACGTGTGTAAATGAGGTAATCGGAGTGAACTCGTACAACACATCATCAATAATATTAACCTCCTTTATGGCCTTCCTATCATCTTCAATGGTCATACATACACTCGGTTTCAACCTCATGTCACCAAATGTTCTAAATTTTGCATACGCATCATACTGATTCATAACAAGTGCTCGATTGATTTCTTCGAAGCCGTTGGCGTATGTCATTTCTCGATATATACAACTCCTATCAATTTGCATAAATTCAGATCCGTCCCCACGAACCTCTATATAAGAACCATTCTTCTCATTCGAAGATGATACGTATGTCGTATTGCGAAATCCTTTTCGGTTATGTAGATTTGACTCCGTCATAAATTCATACTTAAATACTGGGACATCTTGTATCAATGCACCCAGATTACCGACGAGATCCTCTTCCATAACAACACCCCTGATTGGCGTTTGTGCCCGTAGTTGTTCATAATCGATAATTCTTATATCTCGACCTTCATACCAACAAAATACAAATTGATCATTCTCTGAATTTATCCCCTTTTTATTCAGGAAATTCATATAATCGTCGAAATACTTGACCCATATAACACTTGGAACATACGGTTCAACACTACCCGCAACTATTCTTGGCTTCAATAATGGGAATTTAGAATACATATCATTTAACATAATCTCTATGGATTCTTGGCCATTGTTTGTTAATTTTTTACTAAATCTGAAAGGACTTCTATTGTGATATGCAACAAGATTGTAGGTTCGAACTACATCACCGTTTTGCATTAATGTCATATCATTATGAGTTGTGCCCATCATATAGATCGTTGGTGTCGACACCTTTTGGTCAACTATCGTTATTAGGAATATCAAATCTCCCGTATTTTTTATAATGTTATCCGCATCATTTACAACCAATGTACCATTGAATAATCCATATAACGAAACTCGGAGATTAAGTTTCAAGAAACTATTGGAAATATCATAGTATTGATCCATTAGGAAACTATCATAATTTGGGAAAACTTGTATTCTAACATCAAGAAATTCTGCTCTTAGCATTTTTTTCAGCCTCTTCCTTTTCCTTTTTGATTATCATAGCAATATAAATGCTACGTTCGAAAGGTTTCATCATTTGTTGGTCGGAAAGTGATATCCCACGACTTAAAAGTTGGTGGTTCAATTGGTATAGTGTGGTTAGATTCTTTGAGTTTACAATGATATCAAATATTTCGAAAGCGCCAAAAATATGCTGTTCCTTTGGTATGGCAACACCATCTTTACAACAAGAGACACCATGGCCAAATAAAGTAGCCCTACACATTTCAAGATTATTGAGGATTTTTGTATACTCAGAATGATCTATATATGATAACATCGATTCTTTATCCACGTCGGATATTCTACTCCAATCGATGAATTGATCCCCGAAGTTTATTCCCTTTATATAATCAAAAAGTTTTTCCAATTTACCACCATTCACCAAACCAAAAACAAGTTCTATCTTATCATTGATTCTATACTTATACTCCTCACCACTTAAATTTATCTCAAATCTAACCATAACGTCGGTATTACAATGTTCACATTTGTAACCAAGTTTGTAATTGGATTTCCCTTCACTCGACGCTATATTGTGTATTAGTATATACCCTCTATATTTTTCATCAATATCAGGGTACATAACTTGTAGATATTCATTAAAAGCATCAATTACTTTTGATGGGTCGTTCTTTTTCAAAAAGTCAATTTCGTTCTTTTTTATATGGATACCTTCCACATCTTCAACCAACATAAAGTCAGTGACAAAGGTTTTCCCATCCACCTTTATAATATTTTTGTTCATCCACATTTCTCCAATCTTTTATATATTATTTATAGGCATTTCCTATAAATAACTAATATTTAGGGAGAATAAACTATGAAGGCGAAACATTTAGAAGCGTTGATGATGTCTATGGAGTATTGCGACACATTTCTGGAATATTTGGTGGTATTGCGAGTGTTCTTGAGTGAACTTAACCACGATGTAAATTTATATACAATAGACGATATAGTATATAATTCCATAAGAGAATTATCCAATGCGTTTAATCTAAAAACTCTGAAACAAACCATCGTCGATGACAAAGGTAAAAAATCAGAAATCATTTATCAGCTTGATGGTAAGTATGAACCCACCATGTCATTTTTTGAGTTGGGTGAAAATGTTCGAATCTGTGTTGGTAAACCATCTTTCAATCCATCCGACTTATCACAAACCAATGACATAATGACATCAATAAAGTACATCGAGACTTTAAATGGTGATAGATATAAAATATCAGAACTCAGTTCAACCAAGGCCAATGATGAATCTATGTCCGATCTTGATGCATTTATGTCATATATAGACATGGATATGTACCAACGTATAATGGACGTTATTGACAACGATGATACATCATATGGTGTTGTATGCCATATAATGGATGGTGATGAGGTTATAGATTGTAAGGTGTCTCGAGATTATATACTAATCATCAAATTATTAATTAATTCATTTTTGAGGGGCGATTTATATGTCAAACATATTTAAGAGATCTATAAATGACAATGTATATTATTCCGACTTGGACATAAATATGACAGTGAATTGGAACAAAGATCTCTCAGTTCGGTATAATGCATATGCAGTTTCACAGGCGCTAATAAATATCGTCACCACGAGAAAGGGATCGATGCCGTTTGATCCAGAATATGGCTCAAACATAACATCAGAACTATTCTCAACCATGACACCATTTATGTTCACATCACTCGAAGAAGAATTAACAAATTCGATTCGGACATACGAACCGAGAGTTGAATACCTTAATGTCGAATTAAGACCTTCTAGTGCAAATAAAAATACCATCGAAGTCACCATAACATTCAGCACCATATATGATCTGAATGACACCCAAACATTATCATTTGAAATCATGTCATAAAACAAAAGCCCTCTTTCGAGGGCTTTTGTTTTATCTATTATAATCAATAGGTTATTATACTCATTGTATAATTATTACTCAAATGCTTGACTTTTTGTCGAAAATATGATATAATCTATAATTAGATAGATAGTGATTATCTAATCATAAATTTCTCATAGAAATGTTGATTTCTTATATCGAAATTATGAGCTTCGCTCATGTCGTCGTAGACGACCTTCAAATATCGATATATTTGACTTATCTAATTAAATAACTAAAGTTATTTTCAATTATCTAATTTTGAGCTTCGCTCAAGTTGTCGCAGACAACAAATCAATTATATCAAGTATGATATTCAAAGCTAACAAGTCTATTAATTTATCCCAAAAGACAGAACACCTTCATGTTATTATAATCAATATTCCATAGTCAATAGTCCATAGGCTACGCCAGCTACGCTAACGTTTTCTATCTAAAATATACTTGACAAAAGATGAGATTATGGTATAATTATCTTATATTAATTATTGACTTAAGGAATTGTTATGTCTGAAAATTTATTAAAAGATAAAATTGATGGAGGATCATGTAAAATCGAGGTTATAGGTTTTCCTCCTAATATTATTAACGAGGAAGGTAGAGATTACTTCTTGGAAAATCTTAAAAAGATGAGTTATGTTTACATGTGTCCAGTTGAGTTTAAACCAAATGAAATTGAGACTATTCAGCCCGTTAATACTACAGTAGAGCCAATCATTGATAATGATGTAGGATCGAAAGATTATTCATTGATTTTGGCAATTTTATTTACGATTCCTATCGTTATTTTGGTGGAATTGTCCTATAGAATATTTAAAAATTGGGGAAGATCTAAAAATGAGTAGTAGTAGTAATAATTATCTAGATAATGAAGATATATACATCGAAATATGTCATTGGAAATTCAAGATGTATGTTATGGGTAATAAAAACATTAAAGCAACCGATAAGCTTGGTGAGGCGATTTACCTAACCACGGAAGGTCTTGGTAGACACACGAGTTTCTATAGATATACTTGGAAAGAGGATATGATCGGTAATGGTGTTGAATCCATGATCAAGGGGATGTTCAATTTTAATGAACAGGAATATATGAATCCCCACGGTTACATTTCCAAATCCGCGGAATATGCCTTTATTCAAACTAAGGATAAAGAGGAAAGAAACCTTCTAGCAACTTATAAATCCTTCTTAGAAAACCATAAAGATATTATGGAAGATGAGGGATATATAACTTCACCACTGGACATACAATATGTTCAGGATATGGTGGATAGAGTTAAAAAAATAGAAGGAAGGATAGAGAGGGATAAAACGCGAAGGAAATTGTTGAAGTTGAAGCGTGAGCTTTCGCCATTGGCAAAATTGGTTTTCGGTGATGATATCATCGATAAGATTAACGACGAGATTAAATCTACCGAGGTTCCTCAAAGAAGCGTTCGTGTAGTGTATAAAGATATGGGAAGAATGATGATAGCATTGGAAAAAATTAAAAGTGAATTAAAAATTGATCTTGATTGTGAGGTTACGGTGGGAGATGTTATTGAATATCTTTCGAAATTTAGAAAATTTGAGGTCGATGAAAACATGAAGATGGGAGATAGCTATGTAGATATTTCTTTCATGAAATTTGAAGGTGAAGATTTCGTTGATGTAAAATGGCAAAATGGGGATTTTAAATAATGGTTAAAGATTTTTTTGAAAATAATGATGTTGTTGAATCGATCGAGGATGTTAAAGATGGAAGAGTTGAAGGTGATGATAAAATCGTCACCGAACTTCTTCGAGATGATGAATTATTCAAGTCGATTTTAGTTGACAAGATTGACGAGAGAACAGAAGAAATTGAGGATAAAACGGATCATATTTTAGGCAGTATCGTTGATATGACTTCACTCGTTGAAGAATATTCGTTAAATTGTATTCGAACAAAAATTCTGGGTATGAAATTGGATCGTGATTTAACGACCGAGGACTATATCAAATACAAATCTTTGTTTTGTGAGTCCCGACTAAAAGTTGTGGATATGCGAATCAATAAAGTTGAAATGACAGATGAAGAAAGGCATCAGTTTATAATCGAGAGTGGTGAATTGTTTGATTTCTTGGTTAATGCTTATATTAATGAGTATGCAAGCAATGTAAAGAAAAACTTAAATAAAAACGAGGTGGTGTGATTTGAAATTTATAGTTATCGGAGATCTGCATATTGGAGTGGGTTCAGATGACCCATGGCATGAGAATATACGTAGCCATGCCATGGAGCAAATTTTTTCATATGCAACAGAGCATGATATAAAACAATTGCTTTTTTTGGGTGATATTTTCGATGATAGAAAATCAATTTCACATAGATCATTGGAGTTTAACCGAAAAACAATCATCGATCCCATT